CGAGGAACAAGTCATGGGCCTGCGGGTCAAGGGCACCTCGTTCCGCCAGATCGAACAGCAACTCAACATAACCCATGCCAGCCGGATCTTCAAGAGAGCGATGGAGCGGCGCGACAATCTGGACATGCTGCGCCAAGAGGCTCAGCGGCTCGAAGCCGAGCGGATGGACGCACTGCAGGAGGGGATCTGGGACCGTGCTACCCGAGGCGACTCCCGTGCTGTTGAGGTGGCGTTGAAGATTCTGGAACGTAGAGCCCGACTCTTCGGTCTCGACTTCACCGACATGGTGAATGCCCGGTTGGCAGACATCGAGGAGGCCAAGGTCAAGATCATGTTGGTTGGAGTCACCCGACTGTTGGACCATCTTGGGGTGACAGACCCGGATTCTCGGAAGTTGGCCACCGAGGTGTTCGTTGGTGCTCTGCGTGAGACTGCCGCATGACGGACACTGCGTGGATTGACCAGTTGGCGGACGCTCTGGACCAAGCAACAGCCCAGTGGGTCCAGAAGGAGTCTGTCGAACTGCAGCCCCACCAGATGCCGCCTGACCCGTTCGACAAGGGTTGGGTCTTGCTGGCCGGTCGTGGTGCGGGCAAATCCTGGGCAGGCATGCATTGGCTCAACGAGCGCTGTGAACAGGAATCCGGCCTGCGTGCCCGGATCATCGCTCCGACCCTGGGCGATGGTGTGGCCTCCTGTGTGGAGGGACCAAACGGCCTGCTCGCTGCTTCCGGGCACAGAGCCCACTGGAACCCATCAGCCCCCGGTGGTGCGGTGGTCTCCTATTCCAACGATTCCAAAGTCTGGGTGATCGGCACCCCCGGACCTCGAGACGTTGATCGGCTGCGAGCCTTGACCAACATCGAGATAGACGTGTTCGAGGAGGCGTTTGCCAATCCCCGACTGGCTGAGGCTTGGGAACAGGCCGAACTGAGCCGTAGACGTGGCAACCCCAGGTTCGTGGTCACCTCCACTCCAAGACCCCACCCACTGATCCGCGAATGGACCGATGACCCTGGGGTCCACCTAAGCCGGGCAATCACCAGCGACAACAAGTTCCTGCATCCGGATTGGGTGCAGCGCCAGAGGGAGCGGCTGGCTGGGACCCGGTTATTCCGACAGGAGTTCCTCGGTGAGGTGATCGACGATGTGGAAGGCGCACTGTGGACACAAATCGACATCGACCGTAGTGTCTGCCCCCGGCCAGATGAACTGGTCAAGACCGTGGTTGGGGTGGACCCACCGTCGGGGTCTGGTACCTGTGGAATCGTGGTAGTGGGCGCAGACCTTGCTGGGCACATCTACGTGTTGGCTGACTACTCACTGACCGACGTCACGCCTAACGAGTGGGCGTTGGCTGTCGCTGCTGCGGCGAAAGATTTCGACGCATTGGTGGTGGCCGAGGTGAACCAAGGCGGACGGATGGTCACCGAGGTCCTGCGGGCTGCTGCGCCCGACTTGGCCGTCACCACCGTCAACGCTGCCAAGGGCAAACAAGCCCGGGCCGAACCTATCGCCCTGTTGTGGGAGGCTGAACTGCAGGCAGCCCACATGTGCCCACAGTACCCCGAGGACTTGGCCCAGTTGATAGACCAGATGCTGGGCTGGGTTCCGGGCTCGTTCTCGCCCGACCGACTGGATGCGATGGTCTGGGCGGCAACCTACCTGCGAGGCAAAACCGGCTTTACGGGGTCTATCTTCGTCCCCGGTCGACATGGTACAATTCCCAAACGGACCCTCAATGCGGCAAGGGTAGTGCGCTGATGATCGTGTTTGACCTGCTCTTGTTGATGGGTCTTACGCTGCGCCTGACGCGGTTCGTAACCACGGATGACCTTGGCAAGTGGTGGTTGCAGGACCACCGAGGCCAGTCGCGCTATTGGTCCGGACTGGACTGTCCCTTCTGTGTCGGATTCTGGATCGGCGTGGCTGCGTTGGTTTCGCTGGCTGCGGTCGGAGGACCGGGCCACGCCGAGCAGTGGTGGCGTTACGCGGCTGGAGCGTTCACTCTCAACTATCTGGTGGGACACCTGTCTGCGAGGGTTGATTGATGGCTGACCGTATCCCCACTCCCCGGCGTAATCCGTTCTTGCGGTCGGTGCCCAATGAGCCGAGTTCCGCCCGGTTCAACTCCCTGCTCGCAGCGGCCAAGCAACTGACCAGCGGCGACTTGAATCGCGCGGGTAGCAGGAGTGTCAAATCCGGCGAAGGTTGGCAGTCTGACGCGTGGGACCTGTATGGGATGGTCGGGGAGTTCCAGTTCATCGTGAACACCTTAGCCGGGCGAGTCGGGGCGGCTCGCCTGTTTGCGGGCAAACTCAACCCCGAGGACCAGACCCAGACCCCGGAGGTCGTGGAGAATGGGCACCCAGCAGACCAAGCACTGGAGGCTTTCGGTTCCACTCCCGCCGCTCGGGGCCAATTGCTGGCCCGGGACTCGGTGAACCTGTCGGTCACTGGAGATGGGTACCTCGTCGGTATCCCCGAAGCGATGCTGGCCGACGATTACAAGCCCAAGAAGAGCGGCAAGGACGGCATCCGGCCTGAGGGTATGCTGGACTCGGTTGGTCTGAACGAAATCTGCTGGTACATGCTCAGTTCAGCGGAGGTAAAGCCTCAGAAGAACTCTTCGATGGTCAAGATGACGATTGAGGGCACTGAGCGCGAGTTCAATCCAGACGACTTGTGGCTGATTCGCAACTGGAACCCACACCCGCGCAACTACAACGATGCCGACAGCCCCACCCGCTCCTCACTCCCAGTGCTGCGGGAATTGGTCGGTCTGACCATGCACGTTTCGGCGCAGGTCGACTCCCGGCTCGCGGGTGCTGGTATCTTCTTGATTCCGAAGGAAGCCGAAGACGCGGTTATCACGGCGATGGGTGGTAGACCCGACGGGGTGGACGAGGACTGGTCTCCCTTCACTGACGCGGTGATGGAGGCGATGATTGCTCCGGTCAACGACCGCTCCAACGCGTCGGCTCTGGTGCCGCTGTTGCTGACTGTTCCCGGTGACACCATCGAGAAGTTCAAGTACTTCTCATTCGCGAACCAACTCGACAAGGAAGCCCGGGCACTTCGGGAGGAAGCAATCCGCCGACTGGCGCTCGGCATGAACATCCCTCCCGAAGTGCTGCTGGGTGTCGGCGGTATGAATCACTGGGGTGCGTGGCTGGTTCGTGAGGACACCATCACCACGTACGTGGTGCCCCAGTTGCAGTTGATCTGTGACGCCCTGACGACGCAATACCTGTGGCCGGTGTTGGAATCGCAGGATGTCGAGGACTTCAAGTCCTATGTGATCTGGTACGACGTGGACCACCTGATCAGCAGGCCGAACCGGCTGGAGGATGCGGTGGCCCTGTACAACGCGGGCGTGATCAGCGACGTGGCGCTGCGCGACGCCGGGCAGTTCACCGACGAGGATGCACAGGCCACTGTCACCGATGATCCAGCCATCACCATCGTGCTGGACATGATCAAGAAGAACCCTGGACTACTGCGCAACCCCGGCGTGGAATTGTTGCTGGACAGCATCGGCAAACTGCTAAAAGGTGAGGCGAGCGCCCCAGTCGAGAACGTGGCTGAGACTCCCGAGCAGCAGCCGATCGAGGGTGAACTGTTGCCGATGGAAGAGACAGGGCCACCCGCCGTGGCGGCATCGGCTGGCTGGGGGACCACGCCTTTGACGGTGAACGTGAACGTGGAGCCTGCCGAAGCGACCTACACGATCCGGATGCCGGAGGGATTCACCGCCTCCGCTCCCGCTCCCGTCGTGAACGTGGTCAATCAGGTCGAACCGACACCGGTGGAGATCTACAACGAGATGCCAGAGATGAACGTCCATGTAGACCCGGCTCCGGTCACCGTCAACACACCGGAGGTCAATGTCAATGTCGAGCCGACTCCTGTCACCATCGAGGGTCCCACGGTTCAGGTGGCTGCGCCTGAGGTCACGGTGGAGCCAAAGATTGAAGTGAAGCCTGCGGACGTGAAGGTTGTAAAGGGCAAGCCCCGGCGTATCCGCATCCTGCGAGACCGCGACGGCAACATCGAGGGAGCCGAGGAAGACCAATGATCACCACCGTGACTCGCAAGATCAAAGCCACCGCGACCATCACCAAGGCAGATGGACGGGTGATCGAAGCGCCGATGGAACTGGAAGTCGATGAGGCCACTCTCATCAAGATGCAACCAATGGAGGAGACGCAATGAGCAAGTACCTGACCACGGACGGCGTGGAGGTAACTGCGTCGCTCAACGAAGCGGGACACTGGGACATCACCTTCCCTGATGGTGAGAAGCGAGAAGCAGCCCCGGACAATTTCGAGGCCGAGTTCACCGAGAAGGGTAAGTAGTCATGGCGGTCGTATACACAAATGCCGGACAGGATCACGAGGTTGCGGTCTTTGTCCCCTCAACCCGGGGTGCACAGGTCACCACCTATTACGGCGCATGGGGCTCCGGTTCGACCGCTCCGGCTGTTGCCCAGACCGCTCTGGTCACTGAACTCCCCGAGGCGCGGGTAGCGGCCACCACCACGAAGGTCACCACCGTCTCCACTGGGGACACGTGGCGCAACACGTGGACTGTCACCGCGACCGGCAACCGGACGGTTCAGGAGTTCGGCGTGTTCACCGCTTCGTCGGCTGGCACCATGATCATCCGGGGCACACTCGCGTCAGCCACCCCGATTGAGACCGGCGACCAGATCGCATGGACCGTGGACCTCATGCATCAGAACGGCACCGTACAGGGTGACTGATGCCCACTACCGTTCGGTGGACGCTCAAGACTCCCGGCACTAAAACGATCACGCTGCAAGCCACGTCGTACACGGTCGGTCTGCATGGTGCTGGTGGTGGTGGTGGCGCGGCTGCTGTCAACAGCGGTGGCGGTGGCGGTGGCGGTGAGTATCGTCAATCCACCGTCACTGGACTGACAGTCGGCAACACCAAGACGCTGGTGATCCCGAACACCTCGGCGGGAGGAGCCGCAGGAGCGTCCTGCACATGGGACACGACAGTCGTCGTAGCCAAGGGCGGTGGCGCTGGTGGCAACGGCGGCGCTGGTGGCGCTGGCACTGGTGGCACTGGTGGCACTGGTGGCACGGGCACGACCGGGTTCAACGGCGGCGCTGGGGCCGGGGGCGGCATCAACATCAACGGTCTCGGCGGCGGCGGCGGGGCCGGTGACACGGCAGCCGGTACTGCTGGTGCCACGGGCGGTGGTGGTGCTGGTGGTGCACCCGATGGCGGCAAGGGCTCCGATGGTCCCGGCGTGTCTGGTGATGTGGCTGTGCAGCCCGGTGGTGGTGGTGGCGGTGCCTCCACGATTGCGGCTGCCAAGACTGGGGCTGCGGGGATGGCGCACCTGACATGGACGGTGGACTCCGCTGGCCCTATCGCTGAGTGCTTCCCGCGCAGGCTGGCGTTCTCGATGGTCGTCACTCGCCCCGTCTACATGGAGGGCTTCGACAAGAAACAACTCCTCCTGACCCATCAGGTCGTCAAGGCGTACTCGGAGGGCTACCCGAAGAAGGTCGCCACCGTCACCCCAGCGACTCGGGTCGGCTACATGGAAGGGCTGGCGTCACGTCGAGCCCTGACTGTCAACGCCACCAAGATCGGCTGGATGGAAGGACTCGCCAGCCGCAGGGCACTCACGGTCTCCACTGAACGCAATGCCTTCATGGAGGGGTTTGGTATCCGAGGACCAGCGGTGATCGCCACCGAACGGAACGCTTACATGGAGGGACTCGGCTCACGTCGGCTGGTGTTCAACCTCGCTACGCGCCGGGCGTACATGGAGGGCTTCGTCAAGAAAACCCTGACCGTGATCGCTGCCGCACGTCGGGCGTACATGGAGGCGTTCAGCCGCAAGCAGTTGCTCCTAACGACGGCGAAGCGTGTCGCTTACGCGGAGGGCTACTCGATTTTCGCCCGGTCGATCATCTTCGCCCGGTCCGCCACCGCGTACACCGAAGGGCTCGGGGCGTTCGTCCGCTCGATCATCTTCCACCGCAACGCCATCGGCTACATGGAGGGTAAGACGAAAGCGAACATCTGCCTGCCTGTCGAACGAATCCCTGCCTCCGGTGGCCCGACTGACTGGACACCCAACGATGGGCTGAAAGCGATCAGCGGTCAGGTCATCGACCATGAGACTGGTACCCCGGTTGGTGCGGGGGTGCAGGTGTGTCTGGTCCGGGACTCCGACGAGTACCAAGTCACCTGCGTCACCACGGACGCTTTCGGCAACTACACGTTCCCTCGCGACACCGCCGACCCGTACACGTACCACACATGGGCTACTTATACCTCCGGCGGCGTGCAGGTCCATGGCATCAGCGACAGCGGGTGTGCTCCGTCATGACCTGTACTTTCGAATCCGAGATAACCACCGAATACCGAGAGGTCATTGTTAAGTGTTCTTGCGGATTCCAGTGTCGCCGTAGTCACCGAGAATTGGCTTGGTCTTGTCTGCAGGCACATCAGGAGTTGCGCTGATGGCGGTCTGCAACGACGTCTATGTGATGCGGGCACCGGCCGGGTGTGGGTACATCAATGCCTATCCGTCACAGGTCCACCCGTTCACTCCGCCCCCGTCGGGCACTTCCGGTGGGGGTATGTCCCGTGGCTGGCAGGGGCGCAGACGGAAGCGCAAGCACTACGAGGATGACGCACTGGCGTTGATCTTGATCGAGAGGCTGAGAGAATGAGCAGTCAGTATGTGGCTGAACGGCTGGAAATCTTGCGTCGTCTTCTCGAAATGGTGAAACACAAATGACCGAGGTGGTGTCGGCATGTCCGTGCTGTGGGGCATACTCGGTGGCTCTACTGTCCAGACCTCCCGCACTATTGGCCGTATGTGATGTGCTAGTGGTGCGGGCATTGGAAAACGTCGGCAAGCGGATTGTGCGGCAGGAGCGGAGCCGATTCTCGCAGATGAATGGCGACCCCTGGCACCAAGCCCACACCCGGTGGAATCTGGACCCAGCGCAGACATCCAAGGCTCTGCAGGGTGCGTGGGACATCGTTCCGGCGATGCTGGATGGCCACGGCTGCTGTGGAGTGACTACCAAACAGGTCACCGACATGCTGGACGGGTACGTAAGGGGTCTGGTATCCTACCACCAAGAACACCGGCTGTTCAAACTCCGGCTGCTGTTTGAGAGCACCCTTGGTCTGTCCGTCTCAGAACCGGAGCCCTACCTACAATGACTGCCGCAGAGGAAATCTTCCGGGGGCGGGACCGCAGCGAGGGCAGACTCGCTCGCGCCATCCGTCGGATCGTGCGGCAGTTCCTTGGGCGTATCCCACATGAGAACTACACGACGATTGCGTTGGGTGACCTGTACGGGTGGTGGGCCGAAGGCGTCGACGAGGACCTGCTGCGGGTGGTCCGGGAGATTTGGGCCGACGCGTATGGTACCTACCGGAATGGACCGGTCCTGACCACCAGCCTCGCGGGAATGGAATCGTACATGGCGCGGGTCAAGGATCGGCTGGTCCGGGGTATCGATCCACCTCTGCCGGAGGCTGCGTTCGATCAGGTCCGGCTGGCCGTCGTGACGGGGGCCGCGCTTGGTTGGTCCCGGGCTGACACCGCGCGACAGATAGCGAAGTCGCTGTCGTGGGAGAAGGATGGGGCGTTCTGGCGTGGCGTGAAGCAGCAGGCCACGGACCGCATAGACGAGATACTCGACCCGCTTGGACCACCCGGGACGCTGGCCCGGGAGAACGCACGCGAGTATGACCCGGTGGTACAGGCGTGGCGTAACCAATCGAACCTCGCAACCCGGCATCTGGACGCGGAGCATTCGTACTGGGAGACCCGGGCGATGAGGATTGCCCGCACTGAGTCTACGGGTGCATTCAACGCGGCTGCCCTGACCGCTCTGCATGATGAGGGGTTCGCTTACAAGGAGTGGCTGGCGACCGAGGACACGCGCACACGTGAGACCCATCG